AAGAACTTCAAGCCAACTACCGACAGGCTATTGTCCTTCTTGAACTTAGGTTTGATTGTTCTAATAAATGTAGGCAAAGGTTTGAATGTTTGCTGTACCTTATCTTCCAAATCAAACTTACGTTCCTTGAGTTCAGCCAACAGGACAAAGGCTTTCTCTTGGTCTAAGAGCCAACCGTTCTCCGTCTGCTTTGTGATAATGCTTTGTACTCGATGCTCAAGGCTAATGCTTTCGCTTCCAAAGCCAGAAAGTACGCCTTGTAGTGCATCGTACACTTTGACATTAACCAGTACATCTTGCTTACAGTAGTCCACCATATCCTGAGAAAATGTATCCCAATCATTGTGTTCTCCTTTCGGGAAACCTAAACGCTGTCCCCAATTATCTAATGAATGACCACCTTCCCGTGATGGGTCAGTGAGTCGTGATAACACTAATGTGTCAGTTACTTTACAACTGCTGAAGTCCGTACCGAGTAGACGTTCCAATACTGGTATGTCGTAACCAATAATGTTATGTCCGATTACTTCGGCATCTTTGATATAGGCATTGAAGTCCTGCAACGTATCACCTGAGAATACAATAGTCTCACGGTTAGCTAGGTCACAAGCCACGATTACCCAAACCTTAGTAGGCTTCAGTCCGTTGGCTTCTATATCAAATACAACTTGCTTCATTACTTATCTTTCCTAAAACTGTCTCTGTAGTCACACCAACCATTTATAGCATCAAAGATTTCCTCAATACTTTCATAACCTTTGTACCACTTTTGGTGTGCCTTATGTCTAGGACACCACTTCATAGACTGAGGTGTTATAAAGAAATAACACTTTCTATGATGAAAACATATCTGACCTGCACCATAAGGATATATTTTAGTCTTGCCTAGATTTTTTAAAGACTCTATTGCATCCTCTATTAGTATAGGGTCTGCTTTGTCTACGTCATGTATATGATACTGCCCTACTCTATTAGCCATATTAAAACTCCTGATTCTCATCGTTAACAGGACACGTAGTCTCAATCATACGACCAGTATCTTTATCATAGTACAAGTAACAAGCCGCGCCCGTAAGTCCCGCATAACGGTTCTTAAGTACCCTGACCGTAGTGGTATTCCGTACCTGTGGGTCAGCGTTCTGTTGGTCACGTTCCAAACCAATAACCATGTCGGATAGCTGTGCGATTGCCGCTGAACCTCGTAACTCAGCCAAGCTAATCTGTCCACCGTCCTCATGTGCCTTCCCTGACGGTCTGCGTAGGTGTGATACCAAGAATAAACCAACACCAGTCTCCTGAACCAACTGTCTTAGCTTGGTCATTATACTGTCGATGGCTTTACGTTCATCATTAACTTCTTGGTCTGACACAACGATACTCAAGTGGTCTAGGATAATCCATTTACAATCAAGACCTTTCGCCATGTACCTAATGCGACTTAATAAGTTATCCTCATTGGTTGAACCCCAATGGTCAAACATGAAGATACGTCCTGTACCTAACGTCCTGTCCCAAAATATCTTTTTATCTTCCCTGCTAAACTCTCGGCTCAGATGTAGAGTCTGGTTTGCCTCGATGCTCATAATCCCTAAAGCAGTCTTGGGTATATCTTCTTCCAGTGCAAGTATGCCAATGTTGTCGTCAGTCGCACCTAGTAAGTAGTGTTCCAACTCTCTGACAATCTGAGACTTACCCATACCAGAACCACTGGTTATTGTTACTAGTTCACGCTCCCTGAATCCATACGTCATATCATTCAAGCATGACCACGGATAGGGTATGGACTGTACATCTTCCTGTGCTACGATTGATTCCCAAGTATCAAGTCCTGCAATGATACCGTCTGGTTGATAGGTCTTAGCATTCCACCATTCCTTGATGAATCCCTGTACGTTACGCTCTTTGAGCATTTCTCCCGCATCCTTTGCGGATAACTTTACATTCTTCGCCTTGTTCGGTGTAAACAAATCCAACACCGCACGAGATGCTTCCTGACCTGCTTTGTCGTTGTCAAAACAAATGACCACGTTCTCAAATGTCTCAAGCCATTCCAAGTTCTGCTTGATGTCCTTGACTGCGCCTGACGCTCCTGAACGTATTGATACCACCGCCCACTTACCGTCAAACATTTCCGATACCGCTAGGGCATCAGCTTCTCCCTCTACTACTGTTATGTATTTACCACCACCTTTAAACGCTTGCTGACCAAACAGCCCCACGTTGTCGAACGTACCGCTTGCATAGAATCCTTTGCTATCGACAATGCGAGACTTAGTCCCTGTCTGTGCGCCTGTGTCCTTGTCATAGTATGGGTAGTGGTGCTTGCTTATCTTACCCTCTGTGTCGTACTCAACAGTAACCCCAAACTTCTTGCAGGTCGCCTCAGAGATACGTCTATCGGGTATTGATGCTACTACTCCAGTCATTTCCAGTTTCCTATTAGTCTTTGGTTTACTCTCTATAACTTCGCCTGTGGCTCTCTCGTAGTGTGAGCAACCGCCTGTAAAACAGACGGCATGCCCATCGGAGTACCTCGCTAAGTTATTCTTAGAGCCACACGATGGGCATGGCTCATGTCTAACAAAGTGAGAGTCATTTGACATTAGAAGTCACCGCCACCGTCAGATGGTTCTGCTAACTCTAATACCTTTACCTTTGACAAGTAGGTTGACGTTCCATGTACAGGGTGAGGTTTGCCCTCAGCGTATTGTACTCGTACCTTTGAACCCCGCGTCAGACGACCAGTAAAGTCGTTACCGTCTGCATCGTACATTGGTACTTCGTATTTAGTGCTGAACTTACGCTGTGCCGTTCCCTCGTACTCGCGCAGTTTGACACCCTGATTGGCTAGCTTATCTGCATCAGCAGGTTCTAGCGATAGGACTAGTGAATACTTGCCCGTTGATTGACCCTGATATTCTTCGTGTTCGTCAAGGTTAGCGAACGCTACGTTTCCTTCTAATACTGCCATAGTAATTTACCTTCATATAATTAATTAAAGATTACTTTAGGATACTTTAGAATATATCTTTAAAGGTTATAAACTAAAGTACCTAAGTATATTATATCACGTTTGTTTGCCGTTTACAACCTCCTTATTAATAAATTTTTTTCTAGCTTCTGTGTCTGATGCGAACACAGCACACTCATCACAGCGTTGTATCTCAGTAATATTAGTCTCAGTGTTAAGAGTCTCAACATAATAGTTGTTGTTACAAGTTTCACATTTATATGACATATTAATTATTACTCCTAATTATATCACGTTCCTCAGCCGTTGACCAGTTCTCCTCAATAGCCTCGTCTGATACAGAATGACAAACTGTACATAAATCCAGGTACTCGTCTGTCACCCTGTCACGTTTCCTAAGTTCAGCCTCAGTTAATATAACGTCACAGGCTTTACATCTACTCACTCTTCTATCTCCTTGTATGGTCTACCGTAGGTTATTGACATAAAGGGAACTAGTAACACTACGCCCTCAAAAGGCATCGTGCCGTGTTCCTCAGTCAAATGATTGTAAGTCCACACTGGTTTACTGTCAACAAACTCTAAGTCCAAGCCTACACCGTTTCTCAGTTCCACTGTAAACAACCTATTGAATATCTTCGCACTAATCATAGTACTTTGCTCCTAGTCTAGTTTTAACTTCCTTAATACGTTCCTGCATTTCCTGCTTGCCTATTGGCGGGTATAACCTGGCTTCCTCTCTTTCCTTAAATCGTTTTAAAGCCTGTTCATCTTCATCAAAGGGTTTCTCTACATAACTCTCATAATATCCCTTGCCCTCTACATAATCACTGTAATCATAGCTAGGGTCATCATCGTATCTACTCATTACTATTTGCTCCCATTTGTTGTGCGTATTCGTAACCGCGTGCATAGCCTTCTATATAGTCTTCCGTTTCATCATCACAGGCAAACCCGTGTAGAGCGTCATACTCTCCGCGCTCATAGTCAGTCATTTCTTTAAAATACTGATACATATTAACTACGTTATCCTCTTTAATCATTGTTTCACCTCTCTACCAATTATGTATTACACCTGCGATTATAAATAAACAGGTGATAAAGTTCAACCCTACAATTACACTACGCACTAGCGCAATGTAATCAGCCTCGCGGTCTGTAGCACCAGATTTGTCTCCTAGTGCTTTAGCCCATATACGCCATAGCTTTAATAACCTAGCCAATTTAACACCTCATCGCTTATGTAAACCTCTTTATACCCACAGTCAGCAACAAAATCAGCAAACAATAATCCATGTTTTTCTATCTCTAACTGCGCCTCTTTTCTACTTACTTTCAACCCTCTGTAATCTTCGCTAGTCATTATAAAAACCCTCTCATCACTTGAATAACCACCATTGCATAAATGCTAGTGATTGACACATTCCAAAGCACTGCGCGTATCTTATCGCGCTTTTGCTCCCTCTCAAACTGTTTCAACGCTATATATCTCTCTGCTGTATAATTCATAATAAACCTCTTAAATTTAGTTTTAAGCCATTTTACGGCTTACCTATACTATCCTACTAATAAACACTAGAAAACGCCCTACAAGGGATTACAGGGCGTTCTGTGGTGCTTACTGGTCGCAATTATAGTCTGCTTCTAGTTGTTCATAGATGCGATAGGGGCAATCAGTCCACGTATCGTTTTTAACCATCCATCCCAAATCAAGGATTACAGGTATTAACTCTTTTATTTCAATGTATGTGTTCATATTATGCCACCTCTTCAACATTAAATAGCTTGCCATTGTACTCGTTGAACAATTCCTCAACTATTTCACGCGCCTCATGATTCAAAGCCACCCATTGACCGCACTGGATTAGCTTATGAAAATCTGTTACACCTTCGCAAAGTCCTTCATCAATAGCTTCATCAATCCAGTTATAATTATCAACAGCCCATTTTCTAAGGTCATAATTATATATGTCAATGTTGTAATCTATGATGCTGTCAATCTCTCCGCCCTCATTTAGATAATCATAGAGGTCATAGAAGTTATCAAACTTATCATAGCCTGTTACATCTTTAAGTATTTCGTTTTTAATATCGTCTTTCATAATGTTCACCTTTTGGTTGTTTGTGTTTTGATGTTTGACATCTTCTCAAATAATGATTGACAAGTACAATCCTAAACGCGACCAAAAACAGAGATTGGGTCATAGCCTATTGTTTACTGGTGTAGAGCGTAGGTAATCATTTGCTGATGTGTTTCATATGTGTTTCGTATGTAGGTCTATAGGTATCCTCTGGCATACTCACGTTCCCCTTGTGTCAATCCTCAATCCCCGCCTTAAGGTTACCGCCTCGGGTATAAACTTGGGTAAATCTTTTGTAATCCCCGAGGATTCTTGGGGGCGGGGGGGTGCGTAGGTATCTTGAGATTGTTACGGTATCCGCTGGCATACAAAAAAGACATAAATTAGAAAAAAGGTATAACCATAAGTAATACCCTAAGTGTTTGTTTACTAACGTATTTCTTCGGGGTACTTAAGTATGACAAATATTCATACAAAGGGACACATTAATAACTAATAGTTATGGAACTAAATATTTTATCGGGGTCTAAAATAAAGCTTGACTTTCAGTTAAAAGTATGCTATAATATAGATATAATTACGACATTGTTTAGAGCCTTAAGTATACTTAAGTAGCCTTAGTTATTATACTTTAAAGATTAATCATTAATGTTAAATAATAAAGGTTAGCCTAAGGATACTTAAGATAACTTAAGGAGAGTCCAATGGACGACCAAACGAGTACTCCGAAAAGGAGGGGCAGACCACGGAAATCAGATGTGGTGTCAAGAAAAAGAGGTCAGACTGGTTTATCCAGAGGCAGACCCAAAGGTGATGCGGCTATAATCAACGAATACAAGAGTAGGATGTTGACCTCACCTAAGTCAAGGAAAGTGTTGGAGTCAATATTCGATGCGGCACTTAACGATGACCATAAGCATCAGTCAGCCGCTTGGAAACTAATTGTTGATAGGATAGTACCTGTAGGGGCGTTTGAAAAGGATGTTGTCAAAGGCGCAGGGAAGTCAGCAATACAAATCAATATTACTGGTGTAGGTGGTGAGACTACAGTAGTATCAAATCAAGAAGATGATGTCATTGACGATGGGGAAATCATAGATGGCTAAGTACTTTAATCGAGACGAGTTCGCTTGTCAGTACACAGGTAACAACGAGATTCAGGACAAGTTTATTGAGAAACTAGATAAACTTAGGGAAGCCTGTGGTTTTCCATTTGTAATTACGTCAGGTTATAGAGATAAAACACATCCAGTAGAAGCAAAGAAAGCAAAACCAGGAACAGGAACTCATGCACAAGGCATTGCCGCAGATATTAAAGTCACCAATGGTTATCAACGGTTTCGTATCGTTGAGAAGGCTATTGCGTTGGGCTTTACGGGAATCGGAGTTGCTCGTGGCTTTGTGCATGTTGACATCCGCAGTCCTGACGATACAACCCCTTATGTGATGTGGACTTACTAATATGAATAAGTTTAGTGTAGGTGTCAATCCAACAGCGGCTACAGAGACTGTCGTATTTGAAGTACCCGACCATCAGAAGATTGTTATTACTAATATCTTTATGTCAAACCATACGGGTAATAATAAAACAGCAGACCTATGGTGGGAACATGGACATGATGCTTCCCATGACTTGTACTTAGTAGATGATAAAGACTTTACTGTTGGTGAGTTATACAATCTAAACCAAATCGAATTAGTAATGCGTCAAGGTGATAAACTAAAGGTACTAACTCAGGCTGATAGTCATTTTTCAGTTATTGTTACTTTTGATATATTCCCTGACAATGCACAGCTAGATAACTTTAATCCTTAATGACGGAACTTAACGTATCGTTGCTACCTTGGCAACAAGAAGTCTTTGAGGATGAGACTAGATTTAAGGTCATAGCCGCAGGTAGACGTACAGGTAAATCTAGACTAGCCGCTTGGATGTTAATCATCAGGGCTTTACAAACTGAGAAGGGTCATGTCTTTTACGTTGCACCTACTCAGGGTCAGGCTAGGGACATTATGTGGCAAGTCTTGTTAGAGATTGGTCATCCTGTAATCGCATCTAGTCATGTTAATAATTTACAGATAAAGTTAGTCAACGGGGCAACCATAGCACTCAAAGGTGCGGATAGACCAGAAACCATGCGTGGTGTCAGTCTTAAGTTCCTAGTTATGGATGAGTACGCTGACATGAAGCCAGAGGTTTGGGAGCAGATACTCAGACCTGCACTGGCTGACCAAAAGGGTGATGCGTTATTCATTGGTACGCCAATGGGACGTAATCACTTTTATGATTTATATACGTATGCTTGTATTGGTGAAGACCCTACGTTCGCAGGTTATCACTTTACTAGCTACGATAATCCACTGCTAGACCCTGAAGAGATTGAAGCGGCTAAGAACTCTATGTCCGCATTTAGTTTCCGTCAGGAGTTCATGGCATCATTCGAGGCACAAGGTAGTGAGTTATTTAAAGAAGAGTACGTTCAATTTTCTGAGGAAGAACCTCAATCAGGTAGTTATTATATTGCAGTCGATTTGGCAGGTTTTGCTGATGTGGCGAAAGCTACAACCAAAACTAAAAGACTTGACCAAACAGCTATCTCAGTTGTTAAAGCAAGCGAAGAAGGTTGGTGGGTCGCTGATATCATTTATGGTCGATGGGGTGTGGAAGCCACTGCAAGAAAGATTTTTGAAGCTGTACGAGACTATAGTCCAGTGGCTGTCGGGATTGAGAAAGGGGCGTTAAAGAACGCTGTACTTCCATACATCTCAGACTTAATGAAGTCCAACAATAGGTTCTTCCGTATAGATGAACTTACTCACGGTAATAAAAAGAAAACAGATAGGATTGTTTGGGCGTTACAAGGTAGGTTTGAACACGGTAAGATAACACTTAACAAGGGAGAATGGAACGCTACATTCCTAGATGAACTATTCCAATTCCCTAATCAGCTTGTACATGATGACTTGATTGACTCGTTGGCGTACATAGACCAACTGGCTAACATAGCCTACACATCAGATTATGTAGAAGAAGAACATGAATTTTTAGACGTATACGCAGGGTACTGATATGTTATTAGAGGACAAAGAAGAACTAACGATTGAACAAGACCTAGAGGGTTGGGTCATTGATAAATGTCAGAGTTGGCGTGACCACTTTGAATCCAACTACTCAGAGAAGTTTGATGAGTACTATCGCCTTTGGCGCGGTCAATGGGCGGCAGAGGATAGAACAAGACAATCCGAACGCTCCAAGATTATCTCTCCTGCTTTACAACAAGCAGTTGAGTCATCCGTTGCGGAACTAGAGGAAGCTACCTTTGGTCGTGGCAAGTGGTTTGACATCGAGGATGACGTAGCGGACAACGAGAAGCGTGATATAGCCGTTTTACGTGAAGTCCTATACAAAGACTTTAAAAAGAATAAAGTCCGTAAGA